CGCCCAAGAAGGCGACACGAAAGACTGGGCAGTAAGACTTTGGCCAGCGATTGAAGAAGCGCTGGACATATAAAAAACAAAAGGAGATATAAAATGTCGGAATCAAACAAAAAAATGAGACCCTGCGATGAATGCGGGCAATTAGACTATCTACAACCATTCAAAGCAAAAAAAGGCAAAAAGGTATATCACTTATGCAGGTTATGTGTTTGGGATTACCGATTGATTGATGAAAATGTCAAAGTGGAAATTATAAGGAGGTAAAAATGAAAAGATAAAACCTAAATCAATCATTTACCCCCTTGCTTAATTGTGAGGGGGATTTTTTTATCCCTGTTTTGGCAATTTGATATGTTTGATATTAAAATATTTCTATGACAAGCAGTCTGTGGTGGCAAGTAAATTAAAATTGTGTCAACTTATCGTCAACTTGTGTCAACCTGTTTGGTTCAATCTTCCATTCCTGCGAATCAATTCTTCCAAACTGATATTTTTTTGAGTTTCATAAGCTGGATGGCAATTTCTGAAGTGATGTTCTTACGAGTTTCTGGATTGATGGTTTACTGATTGAAGTTTCCAATTTGGCTGTTTTCCAAATTTCCAAGTTTCCGATTTGATGGATGAGAGAAGACCCAGTCTTCGAGGCTGGCGGGCGGAAATTTTATGACATTTCCAGCGGCGTAAAATTAGGTAAATGAAATGAAAATTTTGGTTCGGGATTATAGCTGAGCAAAAATGGTATGATTTTGATTTGACAAATGAGTTTTTTGGATTATATTGTGATTATGATGAACCTTCTTTATTCATATGACCTCCGAGCAAGCGGTGGAGATGTCACCCGATGTCTCTGCCGTTTTTTATATGGGGTAAATTTAGTATTTTTGAGTATATAGGAGTAAAAATCAATATTTAAGGGAATTAAAAAGATATGGAAACAGAGTTAAAGCCAGTGAAAGTAGGACAAGATAAAGCGAGTGTAGAGAAGATATTGGAGAATGTAGAGGAAGGTGTAAATGATTTTTTGGTAATAAGATACATAACAGCGATATTGAAGTTGTATAAAGGTGATGAGAGTAAGGCTATAGAGGATTGTTCAAAGACTTTAAAGATAAAGAAGGATAGAGTTAAGGCGGTTTGGGATGCAAGATATGGAATTATAAAGCATAATGAGGTTTTATTTCAATTAAGTGGCGATGTAATAAAGCGGAAAATACGGGTTTTGTATGATAGATTATTAAATACATTGCTGGATAGAGATTTCAGTCAAGAGAGTGCAAAAGTAATACTTGAAGCTTTAAGGACTATAGCTCAGATAGAGGCGAGGGATAGTTTAACTGACAGTATGGCTTCACCGAGAGATGTATTAGAGAAAGATGGACAAGGTAATGTAGTAAGTATAACGAGAGATAAGTGTGTAATTTTAGTTCCTATGCCGAATAGTGCGCAAAGACAGACTATAGAATTGAGTGATGGCACACTTATCAATGATGATATAATGGATACAGAGACAAAACGGGAGATGGAAGAGGTTCACGCTAAGACTATAGAGGCGCAAAAGAAGTATGAAGATACTCCAACGGATGTAATAGAGGAAATAAAAGAGATAGAGCATAGAGTAATGGGACGCAAAGCCAAGAAGAAGGCGGGAGAGCAAGATGAGTCTGATTGATTTACCTGATAGTGATAAAAATGCCTATACTGAGGATGGAGTTCAGCAGATACTGTTTTCTCCTTTCCCTAAGCAGGCAATGTTTTTAGCCAGTGAAGTAGATGAGGTTTTGTTTGGTGGAGCGAGAGGTTCGGGTAAAACTCAGGCTTTAATCATAGATGCGGCATTAAAACCAAGAAAATGGCATTATGAAGGTAATCAATTGGATATGAAGCCCGTAGTAGATAAATACAGCATAGATTATCCTGAGTATAGAGCGATAATAATTAGGCGCAGATATGACGATTTAATCAAGAATTTTATACCTGAGGCGCAGAAGATATACAGTAAATTAGGTGCGGTATGGCGAGAAAAGCCTAAATCTTTTACTTTCCCCAGTGGAGCTAAGATATTTATGGCATATTGTGATTGTAGAGCGGATGTAGATAAATATATTGGTGGTAATTATCATTATTTGGGAGTAGAAGAGTTAAATCAGTTTCCTGAGAGCTGGATACGAGATTTAGGTGGTTCAGTTCGGTCAGTTAATCCTGAGCTGAAACCTTATAAGAGATACACAACAAATCCAGGTGGCGTGGGTCATCTATGGATAAAGCGCAAATTTATTGATAAATGTCCTCCGAAAATAGGAAAAGAGCACTTTGAAGAAAAGTTTAATTTAAGTTGGAATGAGTTAATTCCTTCTCCTCCAGTTCAAGATGAAGAAGGCAATACCATACAATATATACCAGCCTTAGTGTTTGAAAATCCTGTTTTGGTTAAGCAAGACCCAAGATATGTGCGATATTTGAAGTCTTTAGATGAGACAAAGCGCAGAATGTGGCTGTTTGGTGATTGGGATGTTATGGGCGGTGCCTTTTTTGAAGAGTTTAGTGCATTTCATCATATCATAGATGCCAGAGATTTTAATTTAGATACTTATACTGGTAGAGTTTATAGGGTAGTAGATTATGGAACAAAAAATCCTTTTGCAGTAGCCTTCTTTGTAGTGGATGTAGACGGTTATGTCACGGTATTTGACGAGATATACGAGACAGGGTTAGTTCCGTCCGAACAGGCAAGACGCATAAAAGAGAAAACTGCACGCTGGGGCTTAACTGAAGACGATATTTATGCTACTATAGTTGACCCGTCAATGAGGGCAAAAACGCACGAATATATGAATACCCTTCATTCAAGTTTGGATATATACATAGATAATGGAATAGAGCATATAGTTTTAGGTAATAATGAAAGAGTTCAAGGCTGGGCTACATTTCACGAATTTCTTAAAGTGCCTGAAGAAGGAAGACCTTATCTGGTGTTTACTTCTAACTGTAAAAATTGTATTGAAACTATACCATCTTTAGTGCGTTCCGATAAAAACCCTGAGGATGTAAATACGGAAGGAGAAGACCACTTAGCCGATGCTTTGCGTTATGGCTTAATGTATATTGACCGTCCTCGTCCTCGTGCGAAAGAACCTGATGTCCCTAACTGGCAAAAGCGATTATTCGGCAAGAAACCTAAATCAAGCTTTAATATTAATAATGTATGGGCAGGATAAAGGATTGACAAGATTTAATAGTATAAAATCATAGGAAATAGGTATGATATGAGACAAGACGACTTAGTAAAAAATGTAATCAGCGTGTATCTGGATGGCACTAACAAATGGAGTGAATCCAGAAAGAGGGCAGAAATTTGCTATAAATTTATGTTAAATGAACAGTGGAATAAAGAAGAAACTGAGAACTTTTTAGCACAAGGTATGCCTCCTATAGTTTATAATCTTATTCTTCCCCGTTTATTTAACCTTTTAGGCACGGAACAGCTTAATCGCTCCTCAATACAAATCAGACCTTACTATCAAGAACAAACAGAATTAGCTGGAATACTGACAGGTTTATTTAATAATCTTTGGGAAAGTGAGAATGGCGAAGAAGAACTACAGCGTGCCTTCATAGATGGACTGATAATGCCTATCCCAGGCTGTATACAGATACGAGTAGAACCAGATGAAGCAGGATTTATGGATTATAAATTCCGTGCACTTAATCCCTATTCCGTCATATTTGACCCTTATTCTTCTCGTTATGACCTCAAGGATTGTCAATATGTAATAATGGAAAGCTGGCTAAGATTAGATGAGTTAATTGATACTTACGGTAATAAACAAGAGTTTAGATTGGAAGGTTATGATAAGAAATGGTGGGAAAAACTATCCGAGACTCTCAGTTCTACTATGCGAGACCTATTTGGAGTATCAAATCTGCAATCACAATTCTATGATAAGGATAGAAACTTATATAAAGTATTGGAGATGCAAACCAGAACTAAAGAAAAACGAGATTTATTTATTAACACCATTACCCAAGAATATGTGGTCTATCCTAAAAATAGTATAGAAGACCCTGCGTCTATGAATTTGATGTATGTATCCGAGACTGAGATTAAGAAAATACACTTAACTACGGTATGTCCTTACTTCAATCTGGTATTAGTAGACGAGAATAACTGGCTGGACACTGATAGATACGATATTATACCCTATTATTCAATGGACTTTGGCAATCAGAAATCGCAGAACTCGTCTTTAGTTTGGGCTATGATAGACCCGCAAAAGAACCTTAATAAACGAGAAATACAGAAAACTGCCTATATTGATAGGGCAATGATAAGTCCAGTAATGTTTTCCTATGAGGACAGAGATACAAAAGAAGATTTTGATATAAATGGGCGCAATCCGCATTATACAATGCTGGTGCGCAACTATAGATTTCCTCCCACTCGCTTAGCTCCGTCTCCTATGCCTTACGATGTATGGAATGATATTGCAGATGTAAAAGATAAGATGAATGATATATCTGGTATAAATGAAGCAGCTCGTGGTCAATCCGAATACTCAAATGAGAGTGCAAGACTTTATCAAATGAAAGTGCAAAGATTAGCTGCAACTATCAATCCTTACTATAGAAACCTGAGTAAAACCAGAAGAATGATAGCTGAATACTTTCTGGATACTTGCCGTCAAGTATACTCGGAACTGAATAGGGTAGTGACCATAATGGATATGCAAAAGAATACTTCAAATGCCATACTTAATCAAGTAGAGGGTGAAAGTATCCGCAATCAAATTTCAACTTTTATAGGTAGGGTAGTATTAGATGAAGGGAAACATTCTCCCACACAAACCCAAGAAAACTTTGAAAAGAAGCTGGTCTTGGCACAAATGCTACCACGAGAACTGATAAACTGGGAATGGCTATTAAAAGATAGCGAACTCCCCGATGTCCAAGAACAAATAAATTATATAAAACAAATGCTAGTTCAGATGGCACAGCAACAAGAAGTGCAAAACCAGATGGCAATAGAACAATTTGCACAACAGCAAGCGCAAGCTGAAGCTGAAATGGCAAATAAAATACAAAATAAGGAGAAAAAACAATGAAAGACGAGGAACTAAAGGGCGTCAATGAGACACAACCCACAGATTCCGATGAAGAAACATTGGACTTTGACATATTTGGCGATTTAGAAGACGAATATGGCGAAGAAAAGGAGAAAGAACCCGAAGAAAAGCCTGATAAAACAGCGGAATGGGACAGAGAAGAAGCAATTAAAGCTTATAAAAACGCAGAAAAGAAGCTGGGCGATATGGGTAGAGAACTGGGTGAACTGAGAAAAAAGGTGGAAAGCATAGCAGAACAGCCTGCTACCACCACTAAGGCTTATACCATAGACGATATACCCGCTATGGATGACCTTACACTGGATACATTTTTGAATACTTACAAACTGCAGTTATCCGACCCAGATGTAATGGTGAATGATATTGAAAAGTATAATAGACTTATGCTGGAATTTCAAGCCTTAAACACTGAAAAGGCAGCAAGAATTGCTAAAGAACGGTTAGCAAAAGAAGAAGAAACTAAAAATTTAACTAATTTACAAGCAAAAGTAAAAAATGAATTTAATCTCTCCGACAATGAAGCTAAGGAACTCATCAATCTGGCAAAAAAACTTGATAGCAAACCTGGTGCGAGAGACTTAGAGGCCGCTTTCCTGAAGCTTTATCCCGACAGATACCATACTTGGACTGCCACAAGGAACAAGAGCAAGTTGGAACAAGCGAAAACCACTCCGAGACTACCAGAAACAAAGTCTTCACCTACAAATAAAGTTGTTACTGCAGAGCAATACCGCAGAATGAGTGAAGAAGAGCGTGAACAATATGTAAATAATGCCAGTTTAGAAGAGTTAGATGCGTTATGGAGGGAAATTAAAAAATAAAAGGAGTGAATAACAATGCCTCTAACATTAAACACTAACAACGAAAAACTAATAAATCTCCCGATTCTCAATGCTAAGTTAGCCAAGATGGCGTGGTATAACACATTTTGGGCTAAACTGGCGGGATTTCAGGAGATTACCCGCACTAATGGTATAAGACAAACTAATCCTGCTACTAATGTTGTAGTTCAGGGTCTGCGGGACTTTGTAGAACAAGGAAGAGACAATATGCTGATGTATATGTTGCTTCCTCTGAGTGAACCTGGCGTCTATGGTGATAGCTGGTTAAAGGGCACTGGCGAACAAATGAATATGAAGTATAGCCAGGTCTTTATTAACCAGTGGCGTAAAGCAGCTACAAAGATGTCTGGTAGAATGAACTATCAGCGTATTAAAGTCTTAAATCTTATGGAAGAAGTTCAGCCTGCTCTATCCGAGTGGTGGAGTAAAACATACAACGGTGCCTTCTTTCAAACTATCTATGAGGGTGTAAGTCCAAATCTGTCTGCAGGAACTAAGGATAATGGTTTAGGTATGGTGCGTCGTGCTCATCCTAATCAGTATTATCACTCTGCTGATGGGGTGCTTACTGCGGTGGGAACGGCAAAAAATACTAAAACCGCTACAGAATTGACAACTGCTCTCGCTTCAAGTCCCAAGAAAGCTTCTGCAAAGATGCTCGCTGAACTAAGAATTGTCCTCTCTACCGTACTGTTGATTGAACCTATCGTGCATAATGGTGGGGAATTCTGGTTAATGCTGGTAGCACCCGATGTATTGAAACAATTAAAACAAGATTCTACTATTATTTCCGCTCAGAATTCTGCCTTTATGGGACAGCTTGCCTCCTTCCCTGCATTTCAAGGTAGAGACTTCGTCTATTACGACGGCATCTGTGCAGTAGAAGAGAGAATAGGTGTAAGAAATGTGCCTGTTAATACCACATTTGGAAGTCTGGATACTTTCTTTGGACTTCTGTATGATAAGGGTTATTTCTTGCCTCCTGCAAGATTTACCAATAGCTCTAAGGCTTATGCGAATATAGTCTTAGGTAGAGATGCTCTGGCTTATGGTATCGCTCAGGATTTGGAATATACTGTAGAAGTAGATGACCACGAAAATGTAATTGAAATCGGGTCTCAAGGTATTATGGGCGTTAATCGTCTGGAATACTTTAACGATTCTGTAATGAGTACAGTATATGCTCGTGGCAATGTAAGTCCTGCAGAATATAATGTTTCTACTCCAGTTATAAATCAAAGCTCAGCTATAATTTATACAGGAAACGCATAAGGAGGACAAGATGCCAACGACATATACAAAGTTCAAGAAAAATAACATACAATACCTGAACATATCAAACCTGCAACCTGCTTCTTCTAAAGCCTTAGAAGCTTATCAAGAAGGCGGGAAAATCTATATTAACATAAGCGGATTAAGCACGTTAAGCACGGCGTCTAATGCTAAATATGTCAAGATAACAGGATTAAAGCCTGGGCTGAAGATTGTAGATGCAAATCTGATAATTGATACTGCGGCTACTAATACTGTTTATGTTGGCACTGGAGCTTATACCGCTTCGGCATTGAAGTTTGCCTTAGTCGCATCCAGTAATCCTGCAAATACTATAGCAAGACCGTCTAATCTGTATTCCGCT